CGCCTGAACCTGTCAAGACCTATCACCGTCTCGTAAAAACTCGCGAGCAACTGGAACTGGAACTATCGCTGGAAGTCGCTGCCGCCGTTGCTCGTGAATTAAAATTTCGCAAAGGTCAACTCTAATCTACCCGCACTGAAAGGCAACCCCTGGAATGCGGTTGAGAAGAAGCGACCAGTCCTAAACCAAAACTCAAGAGGTGTTCCGTGAATCTGAAACTCCTGAAAGCGTGGAAGCAGTATGCCATCGGTGCCGTGATTGATGTGGACGAGGCGACTGGGAAGTCCCTCATTGCCGCAGAAGTCGCGATTCCGTGGACTGCTGCCGACAGTGCTCGCGTCGACGAACAGGCCGCGTTGGTGAAGAGTGCCGTTGCTGAGGCCGTCAAGGGTCTCAAGCCAGCCTCCACTGCCAACGAAGGTTCCGAGAGTCTCTACAAGTCTGGCGGCGCGTTCCTGAAGGACGTTAGAACTCGTACCGTCAAGACTCGTACTTGTCAGGGCACGGGAAATAATGAGCTGGTGGACGACGAGGGCGGTTATCTCGTTGACCAGCAGTTCAGCCGTACCTTGATGGAACGTGCGATGAGCAACATGCAGCTCTGCACGAACGCCACTCGCATTCCGATTGGCCCTGGCTATAACGGTCTGAAGTTCAATGGTTTGCTGGACTATGATCGACGGGCTGGCTCTCACGCGGTCAATGTCTATCGTATTCTGGAAGCCTGCGAGAAGACCAAGAGCACCCCGAAGTTCGAGCGTAAGAGTCTCGATTTGGAGAAGTTGGTCGGTCTCTACTACGCGACCGACGAGTTGCTCCAGGACGAGCCCGCGCTTGAGTCAATGGTCGCTCGCTGGTTCGGCCGTGAGTTCGGTTGGCAGATGGACTACGAGGCGTTGCGCGGTTCTGGCACCAACGAGTTCCTTGGTGTCCTGAACAGTGCGGCTCTCGTTGAAGTCAGCCGTAACACCGCTAACGCCGTTGACGCGAACGATGTGGCGCGGATGTACTCGCGTATGTATCCGCCGAGCATTGGTCGTGCCGAGTGGTTCGTGTCGTCCAGTGTTCTGCCGCAGTTGATCGGTATGACCATCGGAACGCAGCCTGTCTGGTTGCCGCCTGCTGGTCTGTCGGTCGCGCCTTACGGTTCGCTGTTTGGCCGTCCGATTCGCGTCCTGGAACAGTGCAGCCAGCTCGGAACCATCGGAGACATCTGCTTCTTCGATATGTCCGAGTACCTCATCATCGAAAAGGGTGGTGTGCAGGCCGCGAGTTCCATCCATGTTAAGTTCGTGTACGACGAGACCGCGTTCCGTTGGGTGCTGCGTAACAACGGCACACCGACCTGGAGCCGCTCGATCTACCCGAACCAGGGTGCCGACGAAATCAGCCCGTGGATCGTCCTCCAGGGCGCGTCCCCGACCCCGACCCCGACCATCTAAGTAGGCAGTAGGTAATCGTGCTGGGGGCAGGTAAACAAACCCTGCCTCCAGCCGATTCCTAACCGGGAGACTCACAATGGCTCTCACCAGTCTCGCCACTATCAAATCGCTCCTGGGAATTACATCGTCCAGCTACGATGTCGCTTTGCAGATGTTGATTGACGGAGTTTGTGAGGAAGTTCAGAGATACTGTGCTCGCCAGTTTGAAGACGCTGATTTTATTTTCAAGACGACGCTCGACAACTGCAACGAAGTGGTTCTCGACAACCACCCTGTAAATTCAATCTACTACGCTGGAACCGGAAAGTCCACTGCACTGGAACTGACCTACTCTACTGGAAACGCTCAGGCTTCCGTCTCAACGATTGGCGACGAAGGAACGCTGAGCCTCATTGCAGCGTTGACCAAAACCGACCTGACGCTCTCGTTTTCCGATACTCTACAGGATGTGGCCACGGCGATTGGACTGGTGGCAGGATGGACGGCAACGGTTACGACTGGTTACGAAAATTATCCAGCGAACTGTTTGCTCGACCAGGCGTGTGAGACCGAAGAAACTGGAACTTTCGTTCTCTACGCTGCAATGTCTCCGCATCGCCTGAGTCGTGGAGAGGCTGACGGAATCTACACGCTATCCGGAAACGCACTGAACGAATTTTTCTGCAACACTGACGACCAGAGACCAGGCGTTCGCAATTTCGTTTGTCTCTACAATGGTGGCTATGCAACGATTCCTGCTGGACTCACACTGCTAGTGAACCAGATATGCTGTAATGCCTGGAGAAACTTCAACCAGAACGCAGCGATGAAGTCTGAAACGATTGGTGACTATGCTTACACGAAGTTCGATGCTGCCCAGATTGCCCTAGCAATTGGTCCTTACTTGTCAGCCTTAGACCTCTACAAGCGCGTGTAATGATGTCGTATGCTGGTCTTCTAACTCAACAAGCGACTTATTGGGCGCCACAGACTCCTGACGGCGTGGATGTTCCTGCTGGCAATCCTGTCGCTTTCGTTTGTAGGTGGCAGGACAAACAGGAACGACGCACCGATTCCGCTGGTCGTGAATATATTTCTCGCGCTATCATCTACACGACGTCGGAATTGCAGAAAGACGGCTGGGTCTATCGCGGAACGACAACGATTGCCGACCCTGTTGATGAAGGTGCGTTCAGAGTTCGCGACACCTACCGTACTCAAGACCCAGGTGGCGGATTGGTTGTCTGGAAAATTTTTGCAGGTTGACGATGCTGACTTACTATCCAAAAAATCTTCCGCAAGTAAACGCCGCAATTGCCAGGGCGTTGAGAGATTACCAGGAACAAGTTGTAGATGCCTGCGCCGTGGCCGTTGACGAGACTGCTGAAGAAATTGTCACCAAGTCCAACCAAGATGCTCCAATCGAAACAGGCGCTTTAATTGACTCCAGCCACAAAGATGACTCGCCTGCGGTCACGGATAGGTCTGCCACCGAGTTTGTCGGCTACGGCGTTCCTTATGCGGCCGTAGTACACGAAAATATGCGTGGCAAGAAACCGAAGTTCTTGGAACGCGCCGTGATGTCAGAAGGCCCCAGTCTCCGAACGAATGTAGTGAAAGAACTGGAACTGTGAATAGTCCTTCATACGATTTGGCCAAGTATCTGGAAACTCAGGGCGTAGGCTCGATGCAACTGGGCTCTATCGCTCCTGACGCTGGACCTGGCATCTTTGTCGGCGAAGAGCCTCCAGAGCCGTCAGAGGCCGTTACGCTGTATTCCTACGGCGGCACATCGTGGGATGGACTAACCTGTTCGCCTATTGACAACTTTCGTGTGCAAGTGAGAGTGCGAGCCAGAAACTATCAGGATGCGTGGAAGCTAATACAGAAAGTCGAGACGGAACTGAATCGCCTGACAACACTGACTGTTCCGAATGGAGTAGAGACGGTTTACTACGCTGAGGTTATTCGTCTCCAGCCTGCAATGGAGATGGGCTATGACGAAAAACATCGGTTCGCGTTCACGCAGAATTTTTCAGGTGTCCGAAACTCAAGGTAAGGAGCATTCCACATGGCCAACGAAAGAGTCCTGGAGGCGGTCGGAACTACCATTGTTATCGGTAGTTTCACTGGTTGTCTCGAAAATGTCCAACCAATCGGAACTGACGGCGGGGAAGCAATCGATGTGACCTGCCTCAGCAACACTCAGTGGGTAACCAAACAACCGCAGACACTGATGGAAGTACCTGATATTTCCTTCAGTTGTCTGTATGACCCAGGAGACCTGCCGACGATCAATGGGGAGATCAACAAAAACCAGATCATTACCATTAACTTCAATGACGCCAGTAACCTGGTCTTCTGGGGTTACTTGAAAGCTTACGAGCCTCAGTCGGCAGGCAAGGGCGATAAGTGGCTGGCGAATGGTACCGTTGTCGTAACCAACATGAACGCTGTTGGTGTCGAGGTTGCGCCAGTCTACAATGCGCCGTAAGTAAATCATTAGCCGGGAGACTCTACGATGAACCTGTCCGAACTCGCCAGTAAGTTAGACTGCTGGCAAACCGTCCACCTGAACACTCTCAACATTGACATCCGCGTCAAGCGCCTGAGCCTGAAGGAAGTCAGCGAGGTTGAGCGACTGGTGGAAGTTTGCAGCACTGGTTCGGGAAAGAATCGCGCCTTAACCAACACCACTAAACTAGTTCACACCATCGTAAAAAAATATTTTACCGATGTTGATGGAAACCAGTTGGCCAAGGACGACACGGAAGAACAAGTGTCGGAATGGCCTGGGACGCTGGTTCAGGAGCTACTTGCAGCCTATCGCACCGTAAACGAGGTTCAGGAGGCATCTGACAGCCCTTGATGCAGGAGGCTGGTTGGTTATTCGAGTTGGCCAGTCTCCTGCGAATGCCAGTCCACGAAATTCTCGATTTGCCAGTTCAGGAGTTGACGATGTGGCATCAGTGGCTGTCAATGGAACCGAGAGGCGATAAGCGAGCTGACTGGCACGCAGCTCAGATTTCCAGGGCTGCTCACGATGTGGGATTCGGGGTTGCTGGGAAAATGAATCCAGCCAGCCTAACTTCCTACATCCTGAAATGGTCGTTAGTTTCTTCTAATAACGACGACCATATTCGACTGGCACTTCGTGGAATTTTCGGAAAGATTATTCCAGTTCCGACGAAAAAACTGGAGGCACAATGATTTCTACTTTTAGACTGCCTGATTTGGTGCTCGGTGTCAGGATTCAAGCCGATGTCACTGGAACTCGTCAGGCCGCCAGGGACTTAAAGAACGCTGTAGGACGCGAACTGGGCACAGGAGGCGGCACTACAGGTGGAGGAGGTGGAGGCTTTGGCGGTGGCTTGCTTGGTGGCTTGCTTGGCGCTGGAATGATGGGTGGGAGGGGAAGCACTGGCGGAGGAGTTACCGCGCCAGTCAAGGCTCGAATAAAATCAATGGCAAGGGAAATTGCCGCGACCGTTACTTCTGGAACATCATCTATTGTCGCGGCAGTATCAACCAAACATCGACAATACCGTAGTGGACGGACCAAGAAGGACAAAAAGTACAATACGGCGCTGCTTCCTGGAGAAATGCTGTTTGATACCATAATGAGGGAGGAAGGCTGGAAGACAAACCCCCTCGGTAAGCGACCCACCAACCCCGTAATTGTAAATAGAAAACTGGCCAATTATGTACGAAAAAAATACGCAATGAGCAAAGACTGGACGACTGTTGGCGCAATGGATTTTTTGCGCCAACATAATATTTCACATGTTGGCGGTCTTGCGTCAAGTATGGGTACTTTTTCTAACACGACTGGAAGTTCGGCCGCTACGATAAATATGATGGCAGCAGGGGCAGGTCTAGGTAGTACAGCTAGAGGTCTTGGCAGAGGCTTGAGAGGTTCAGTCGCTAGAGGAGTAGGTGTCGGTGGAATGGGCCGTGGCGGATTGATGCAGAGAGGGTTGCGAGCAGCAGGTCTAGGGTCTATTGGCAGACTGGCAGGAATGGCTCGTTTCGGAGTTGTCGGAGCAATCCTGGCTGCATTGCTGGCGTCCATCTGGGCATTCGTAAAAAGCCTGAAAGCTGCCGTTGCTTACATTCGCCAGTCTATCGTAAATGATAAAGTGTTCCGTCCGTTCGTAAACCAGCTTGACGAGTTCGGCCGTATGTGGACGAATCTCTGGAGGCAGACTGGACTGATGTTGATTACCGTTCTACCGCTGACCGAAGCGTTGGCGGCGTTTACCAATGTTCTGAAAATCTGGGGAACCGTCATCGCAGGAATCACTCCGTTCTTGAAAACGATGGCGAGCCTGAATTTTAACTTCACCGTCCTTCGCTTCATTGCCGACCTCTATAGCAAGCTCCCTGGAGGTTCTGGCGGTATCAGCCTGCCGATGGGCTCTAAGATGGCTCCAGGGGCTTTAGAAGGCAGTGTCGAGGCATATCGCAGCATCTATGGTGGCGCTGACTACCTGGCGAAAATTGCTGAAAATACCTTCGACATGAAACAGGCTTTGCGTAATTTCGGAACAGGCTTCGTTATCGGAGTTGTTGGAGGCTAATATGGCATGGATTTGTCAGAAGTTTGGCCGCACCTACGTTGACGAATCCAATCGTCGTCGCGGTCAGAAAATTTATCAGGCTTTTGTTGATACTCCGACCAACGACCTGACCGCACTGGCTGGCCTAATCGGTCCTGATTATCCAGCGCTGGGTGAAGTGTATCAGGCTGCCGTTCCGCCTGCAACGGGTGATCCGTACCTGGTTTGTGTCAGCATTGAAGTCAAAGAGCAGGGCCGTCAGAAGCAGTTCTACGAAATCGTTTGCGATTACGATATTTCTCCTTACAACGACTGGAAGCTGAAAGTCTCCACGCGCACGGTTGAGTATGTACTGACGGAATCAATGGCTGATGCGACTGATGTTGTGCTATATCCTAAGTGCTATGCCGACACTGACAAGTATTTACACACCAAACCAAACGGGCAGATTGGCGAACCTATCGTGAATCGGGCCATAGAACCGTTTGATCCTCCAGTAATGGCCGGTCGTTATCAGACTGTTCTGGACTGTTCTATCCTGGTATCGTCGTTCCAGAACCTGAACTTCGGCGACCCAGTAGAAACTACGCTGTCAGGAGTCCAGTACTATCTAAACAAGGTCAACATTCTGCCGATGAACCTGTTTGGACTGAATAGCGACAGCAGCACGGAACATCTCCCCAATGGTTGTGACCCGTGGACGCTACTGGTCGAAGCAATGGATGTGGAGAAAGTTCGCCGCGCTGATGGTGGTTGTGACTTACAGGTTTCAGTGCGAATCGTGTATGACCCGAAAGGCCACTGCGATATTGTGTTGAACCAGGGCACCAAGGAACTGAAGGCGGCTGGAAAAAAAGTCAACGCTACCGACGACGGCCAGGTTTCTACTGGCACTCCGATGTTGCTGGACAAGGATGGCAAGAAACTGGCCACCGCTTCTCCAGCTACCGACGCTACCTACATCATTTGTCCGAAGTATGAAACTGCCGACCTTCGACAGTTGCACCTGCCTGAACTCTTCTGCGGAAACTACACGCCACCCACGCCATGAGTGCCAATCGTTATTTTTTAGA